TTAGATTACACATTTATTTTCATTCACCAGCATCCTAGGCATATCCCAAGTTACTATTGGAACTACGTCTCTATTTAATACTATATCTCCATTAGGTTTAGTTTTATATGCAGATCTGTTCTTTAATATAAAAGACCTATCTGATATAAATTTATTTGCTTCATAGTTAGTTGCTTTTATAGCTTCTTTTCTTTGTACAACTGCAATTTCATGTTGCTTCTTTAAGTTCCCAAAATTTCTTTGAATGCACTTTCTTACTGCTTCTGTTTTGGAATCTAAAATCTTTGCTATTTTAACTGCATCATATCCTTTTAGATATAATTGTTTAACTTTTACCTTATCTAGCAAATAATCACCTCATTTGGATATAGTTTATCCATACCATTTGGCTGGACATTTTTTGTTTTTAATTTTTAGTGCTTGTCTTTAAATACATTATAATACATTTTGATGTCCTGTGATTACTGACTTTCTATAGGTTTATTGGAGTTTTTCTATAGTTTTCCTATAGTTTTTCTATAAACGCTGTTATGGAATATACTTTTCTAATTTTCCAAGAGCTTCTTGTTCTAATTGTTTAATTCTAGAGTAGCTTAAATGTAATTTTTCTTGCATATAGGAATATCTTTTTCCATTAATCAATATTTCTTCTATTATCTCATTGTGAGGTTCCTCTAATATACTTATCCCATTATCTATTCTTTTGATTTGGTTTTCCTTTTTTAATCTTATTTTTTTTAACTCATTTATTTTTAAGTTGTTATCATCTAATTCTGATAATGTTATATCTATATCAACTATATCAGCCTTAATTTCTTTGTATTTATTAATTTTATTTCTTAAAGTATTCATCCATCCACCTTCTTAAAATATATTTACCACCTATATCCACCGTATCTTACATTAGAAGATTTTTTTCTTCTTACTCCACTTTCTTTTTGATAAGCATAAAATTCTCTATCAGCCTTTGCTCTCCTAGCTGCTATATCCTTTATTGTTAATTCTGTAAGCTCTTTTGGCGTCATGACCTAATCCTCCTTAACCACATCTTCTCTTTTCTTTATATCAGTTCTTTCAATATAAACATTCTCATGGTTTATAACTAATTTCCAACACTCTCCATACTCCCTTTTGAACCATTCAAAAGTTTTTTTAACATAATCAGGAACTAAATCATTTTTAATTTTAGACATTCCTTACTCCCCCCTTAACTCTAGGTCTATCTTCCAACTTAACCAAATGCTTAGAATAACCTTGCATTACTTCTTGTGCATTTATTCCTATCTTATCTAATACTCCTAAGTTGGCTTGTACTGTGTCCCAGAACTCTTCTATAACATGGTTTCTATCACTTTCAATTTCTTTTTTATCTTCATTATCACCTTTCATAGTCATATATAATAAAACTGCATCCTCAAGCTCTTTCTTTTCTTCATCAGATTTCTTCATTTGCTCAACTATATTTATTTTTGTTAAATCTATATTTTTAAGCTGTATACTTAAGTTTAATTCTTCCAACTACATCAACCCCTTAAATTTACTTTGAGTAGCCTTTCCACCTCTAATATGTCTTTGAGCTTTATTCTCTACTAATACGCTGTGTACTTGGTTATATAAAACTGGATCTATATTACTTAAACGTTCTGTTAAGTCTTTATATATTGTAGATTTTGAATACATAAATGTTTTTGCGGTGTTTCTTACAGTAGATTTAGTTTCTACAGTAAATTCAGCTACTTCCTTTACCCTATTTTCTACATAATCCTTCATTTTTATTACTCCTCCTATTTTGAAATTGATTTTTATTTGAGAATAAGAACTTATAACCATATCGCTATTTGCTCTTATTCTCTATTTAATTATCTTAAAATCTTAATTATCCTTATATCACATTTTGATTCATACTTTCCCTTGTTTCTTTTTCTGTAATTATATTCAGATGCTCTTATACATCCATCAGTTACTTTCAATTTTTTAGCTAATTTAAGTGAACTTTCTTCAACTACTAGTGGAAGTTCATACTTATCTGGACTTACTGCTACCCAAAGATATTTACTCATAATTACATCCTAAAAAGGCATATCACCGTCGTCCACCGGAGTTATATCTGCCTCAAAGTTTCCATCATCAAAAGGACTGGTAGATGAATTATCATTCTTCTTTCCTCCAAGTAATTTAACTCCACCATACATATCTGCTGCAATTTCTGTTGCATATCCTTTAGTACCATCTTGCTTATCCCATGATCTAGTAGTTATCTTTCCACTTATAGCTACTTGTGTTCCTTTTATTAAATAACTAGATAAATTTTCAGCACTTTTACCCCATAACACTATAGGAATAAAATATGTTTTTTTATGATCTCCATATCCATCATCTATAGCTATCTTGAATTTTGCTACTGCTGTCCCTTTACCTGCTGTAAATTGTAATTCTGCATCTGATGTTAATCTACCTATACCTACCCATTTATTCATTTATTTATCCTCCTTCAAATACATATCATAATAAGTTACACCTACTGCATAAGCTTGCCATATATCTTTTTTAAATCCATAAAACCAACCTGGTTCTTTTTTAGTTCCTTTTCCCTTATTACTTGTGTTAGGTGCGAATCTATCTACTAAAGCTTGTATTATATTGCTATCTTTAGCTTTCATACTGTTGCATAAGTTAATCTTTTCATCTTTTCTATAGATGTAAGTTGGTTCTATTCCAAAGTGTTCTTTTATTGCCTGTGAATATCTTCCTATCCATACACAAGTATCAAATACGCTCTTTCCAACAGCCATACCATAACAAGCTACCATTTCTATTGCCACATACTTTATCCCGTTTAAATCGCCATTTACTATGTTTCCTAAGAGTATTTTATTATCTATCTTTGCTTTTGCAGTAGGCTCCAAATTTTCATCTAAAACTACTACTCCGCTTTCTATATTTCCTGGATCTATTGCTAATATCATTTCTTTACCTTCTTACATTCTCATATTTAGTTTTTTACTTTTCTATATAATTGGTTACATTTCTTATAACCATATCTACACTTCCATCACCATTAGCTACAATTTTAAATTTAGAATTATCTTTATAAGTTTCCTCATCAATGTATAAATCAATTTGTTTATCTACATTTAACCTGATTCTCTTTAGTTTCTTTTCTACATATTTAGGATCTACAAATACCTCATTGTCTATAGCTTTCATTTTTAAATCTGTAACAAAGCCATTTCTTAAATCTTCATTGTCTTTAAATAATTCTGATGATAATTCATCTAACTTTATAACATCATTTTCTTTCAATTTATCTTTTATTGTAGTTCTAACTTTTTCAGCTAATTCAGCATCATTTACTATAGCTCTTCTTACAAACTCTTCACTGGATTTTATAAAGTCTTTAGTAATATCTCTTTCATTTGTGATTATTGAAGAATAAAGATAATCTGATAAGAAATAATTAATTCCTAGTTCTGTATCTTCCTTAGTTCTCTTCTTCTTATCTAAGACATAAAGATTAAACAGATCATCTTCTCGGTAAGGCTTTATAAAAGCAGCCTTTTCTATTTTTTGACCACTTCCAGGAAGTCCTGCTGTTTGTTGTACTATTCCTACCCCTATTTTTTCATCTATAAATTGAATTTCATGAGTAAAATTCTTTACATAATCAAGTTTTAAAATCCCTATCATAGGTCCTTGGTCTGTAATTATAGAAACTATTATTAAATCACATGAATCTATGCTTTCATCTATTTGCATAATTGCAAACATTTGCTTTGCTAAGCTTTTAGATAATCCTATAAAATCATCATCTATTCCATTTAGATAACCTTTTGTAGATTCTTTTACTAAGTTAGTGCCTTGTTTGAATTTAGCATACTTTAACCCATCATCTTTTAAGCACTTTTCTAAATGCTTATATAAATATTTGTACACTTCTTCATTTAGTTCTAAGCTATATTCATTTAAAACTGGTTCTACTGCATTTCTATCTAGTACATGAATTACAGCTTGATTTATATTAATTTCATTTATATATTCCATTGTTTTTCCTCCTAAATTATTAAACTACCAATCTTCTATATTCATTTTTTAAGTTTTCTTGACTCAATTGCGCATAAATTTGAGTTGTAGTTGGAGTAGTATGTCCTAATATACCTTGTACTCCTTCAATCCTCATTCCACTATTTAATAGCCTAGTCGCCTGAGTCCTTCTAAACTTATGCGCATGAACCCTTTCTGTTACATTTGTCCTATCTTTTATCTTTTTTATAATTAGTTGCAAAGCTCTTGTACCTATTGCTTGATATGGTGCTTTTTCTGATATAAACAAATAGTTTGATTCTCCTTTTCTTGTACTTATATACTGCTGAATATGCAATTTAGCTTTAGTAGAAAAATAAACTATTCTTTGTGCATTTCCTTTTCCAGTGACTTTTATACTCTGCTCGGACCAATTAATATCATCTAAAGTAATATTATCTATCTCAGATATTCTACAAGCTGTAGAATCTAATAGTTCAAAAAGACATTTTTCCCTTTCCGTTTTACAGGCTTCTCTTAATTTCTCTAAGTTTTCTGCCTTATATCCCTGTAAAATTACTCGAGGAACTTTAGTTTGCTTTAATTTAAAGGCAGGATTTTTAATTATATATTCCTCATTCTGCAACCATCCGAAAAAGTTCTTTAAATAAGTGATATACCCATTAATAGTACTAGCTTGTTTCCCTTTTCCTAATAATCCTAGAAACATTCTTAAATCCATTGTTGAAATCGTGCTGCATGGTTTAGTAAAATATTGATCTAACTTATTAAGAAACAATCTGTAATTATATAATGTCTTGCTGCTTAAACCTTCCAATCTTTTGCAAGCAAGATATAGTTGAGCCTTTTCTTCTATATCGCTACAAACTAAATCTGTACACTTAGTTTGTACTTCATAACTATATAAAGTTTCATCTATAACTTTCTTGACTTCTAGTTGTAGATCTAATTTCTGTTCTAAAAAAGGTAATAACAATGTTAATTTTCCCACTAATTTAATGCTTACTTCTTCGTTTAAGTTGCTCATTATTCTTTCCTCCCCTTGTGAAATTGATTATTTATTGAGAATGAAGTTTTACAACTATAGCTGCAGCTTCATTCTCTATTTAGTTTTTTATCCTATATTAGTATTGTGTAATATCTACCACTCTGTACTTGCTATACAATAAGGCTCTTTAAAGTCTAAATCTAAAAGTAATGCTTCTCTAAAACTTGTATATTTAAAAATTCCATCACCATATCTTTTTAAATCTCCAAATTCAGGATTTCCTAAAACAACATTCCCCAATTCATCGTTATCATCAAGTTCTTTTATATCATTTGGCTCATTTGTTTCAATCCATACGCCTTCTTTATCTAAGTCACATGAGTAAATTTCATCAGTTGGATTATCTTCTTCATCTAATCCATGTTCTTTAATATACCATTCATTAGTATCTTCTATATGCCATTTACTTGCCCACCACTCATAGTCATTCATTCTATAAACTCTTATTCCTTTATGAATGAATTTAATATCATCAGAACCTTTATTAAGCTCTTTTATTTTTAAATCTAATTCCTCTGTTCTTTCATGTTGCATACAAAAATTATGCAATTTTTCATTATTATCTTTAAAAACCAATCTTGCATTATACATGTTAATCATTTCTCCACATAATTCACATTTATCATATCCAGTATTATTACTCATAATTTCCCCTCCTATTGTTCCGACTTTATACATTAAGAAAATACAGTTTCATCGTCTGCTAATTCAATAAACTCATCTATATCTACCCTATCTATTACATCCTCAATTATTGTACCTTCCGCATTTATTCCATCATCTTCTATTTGTTTTACTATGCTATCCTCACACACTGCTCCATTATCATAATCATATCCCCAATGCTCTGTATAATCTTTTCCATTCAAGTTCTATATCATATTTATCTTGCAATTCATTAAGATGATCTTTGGTAGCTTTATATTCTAATCCTGTATCAAAGAATACAAATTTGACTTTCTCCTTATCTATCCTACAAAATAGACCCATCATTATATCGCTATCACTTCCACCTGATATTGAACAAATTATATGATTGCAAGATTTTAATTTACTATTAGCTACTAAAAAAAGATTCAAATATCTCTTTATTTCTTGGTATATTTCCTTTATCATATTCATTTAATATATTCAATTTTGATCACCTCACTTACTTCGTCCAATTTACATATTGCGAATTTAATTTGATATTTTAATTATAAATTTATTCGCTCCACAATCTCTAAAAGCATCTATCTTATGCCCTATACATTTTGTTAAGATTATAGGCATCATTATATCTAAACTTCTTTTAATTTTATAAGTTAAATCAGCATTGCTATAAGGAACTGCATCATATTCATCTAATCCTAATGTATTTGTTAATCTATTTATAAGAGATGTACTTACATTCCCCTGAAACGCTAAATACCAATCAATATCATATTTCAACATTTCCTTCTGCCCATCTTTACAAAATCCATGATATATATAAACAACTGGCTCATACTTTGATTTAGGATATTGTTGTAAAATTATTGATTCTATCCCAGGAACATTAATGTGTTTATATACATATTTCTCATGTCTACACGATTTTCCATAGTATAAGTTGTACCACTTCCATCATTGTATTTAACGAATAATTTTTTCATGCTCTCACCTACATTCTGCTAGGTGTTACAAAATCAACATAGTCTTTTACATGATCTACTTCTATATAATCTTCAAATTCTTCTACAACGCATCCATCAACTCTAACTTCTGTATAATTTCCACTTTCTGCTTTTACTGCTTCAAGGTAATCAATTAAATCTTGTATATTTTTACTCATTGACTTCTCCCCCTAAATCTATATTTATACGTTCAGAATCTTCAGCATATATTTGTTCTACTTCTCTTTCTCCATATAAATCCCACATGCTTTCACTTTCATCTTGTCCTAAATACTCATTATCTTTTGAATAATCTTCTTGTACAAAAGTTCTAGTGTTCAAAAAATCTAAGTTTATATCAACCATTTGTGAACTCAAAACACATCTTAAGTCTTTTAACTTCAACTTCTTTCACCCTTTCTAATCTTCTTCAAAATCCTCTATATCAGTACATTCAATTTCTCCAAGGTCTCCATCTTCATCCGTTACACTTTCTATAACCTTGCATTTATCTCTTAAGGAGCTTTCATAATCATTAATCCCTACAATACATTCTGATTCAATCTCATCTAAAATAGAATCTAATTTATCTGCATTCTCTGCTTCAACTACAAATTCATGTCTAAAACTTCTTGTTTCATCTACTTTAATTTTAAACTTCATCATTCTTTACCTCACTTTCTTCTAACTGCTCTGCTGCCATTATTAATCCTGCTAAATATAATTCAACTCTTGGCGGTATTATTTGACCTATTCCATATATCCATTCCCAATAGTCATAATCATAGCCTGATAATTCACTCGTAAGTTCATGACTATTATCTACTGCTCCTGTCCACTCATTGATGCTTGATACACTATCAACTAAATCCAATAATTTTTCTTTAAGTTTGAAGATTGGTTCATGTTGAACGTTATCTTTTAATTCTTCTAATTCCTTCTGATTGTCTTTTAATTCTTCTTGAAAATATTCAAGATCATCTGTATAAGATTCATCGTTTTTATCTAAATTTTTTATATCTTCTTTTATACCCTCTATCTCTTCTTCAATATTTTCTTTTTCTGAATAATAATCCTCTAATAAATCTTCAAAATGATCTTCAATATCCTCTTTTGCTTTCTTATCATCGAATACCTTTTTATCACCCTCATAAGCTTGCATCTTTTCATAAAAATATCCCAAACTCATATCATGTTCAAAGCTTTCAGGTGTTCCTTTCCATGTAAGCCAAAACACTGCACATCCACAATCTCCTGAGATATATAATTTATCTGCATCAAACACATATCTAATTGAATAACAAATGGTACCTGAATTTCTCCAATCCAAAATTTGAAGTTCTCCTAAATCTCTGAAACGTGCTTTGTGCTCTTCGAATACTTTCTTTATATCATCATTTATTTTCATTTTTTATTCACCCTTTCTGACAATAATGAATTACTTTTCTTTCCAATTCTTAGGCATTATTAAATAAATAAAAACCCAAAATGAAATACTTATTATTAGTAGTAGTAAATTATCTTTACTCATTATTAAAGTTACTCCTTATCTCTGACGATTAATTATCATCACTTTTGCATACTTCTGAAATTCTATTCTTTAAGTTTTCTGCTCTTTTTTGAAGCAAATCAATAATTTTATCTACTACCTTTTCAACATTCTCATTCATTTTTAGATCCTCCAAGAATTTCATTTTTAAATTTTTCTAAATTTTCAATCTCAGTTTTATACTCATCTATCTTTAAATTAACCATACGTAAAACCATAAACTTATTTGAATTTTCATAAGTCAATGAATGATTACCAAAAGATTGATTTATATGTTGCTTTGACACTCCAAACTCTTTTGCTATTTTTTCATAGCTGCATCCTGTAAGCTCTTTTAATTTTGAATATAAATTACTTCTTTTTGCCATTTCACTCATTCCATTCCTTTATATTATTTTGTCAATTTATATTTCTTTTTCATTGTTTTAAGTCAATTACTTTCTTCGCAATATCTGACAATCACGAATTACTCTTCATAGCTAATCAACACATGACTTCCAAAATTGTTAGCTGCATAATTAACATCCATAACTTTTACGCTTGGATTTTCCTTTAACCACTTATTTATTAATTACTTTCATCCCATCCCAATAATTTCTTCTCTAAAGAATCATAGTCATAATTCCTTGCTTCAAAATTGTCAAACCTTAATGATGACTTTCTATTTTTATTTGGTTGCTGAGACTGTATTTCTTTGTCTTTGTAATTTCCTTCAAGAACTTTTACAAAATTATTAGGTTTTATTAGCCAATCAAAAGTTATGGTCCAGCTTTTACCGTTCTGACCTTTTAAGAAACTACTATCTTTAATGTTCTCTATAGCTTGTAATACCTTTTCCTCTCCATACTCTTTAATTCTCGCTTGAAGTAATTTGTATCTATTAGTACCTTTATTTATAGAAATAAGCTTTTGTAAGCCTAATTCATTCCATTTTGATGTTATTGGTTGTACTTTAGTACTACTTACAACTTTAGTTGTATTATCTATACTATCCTTACCTAACTCTAACCTAACCTTACCTAACCTAACCTGTGTATCCATTTGCGTTGACATATTGGCTACCTTTGGTATGACATTTGGTATGTCATTAGCTTTTTGTATAACTTCATATTGTCCATTTTCTTCAATTAACTCTTGTTTTTCATCTTTATAAATAGTTTCTACATACCTATCTGCACGAATATAATTGTGTATTCTCCAATGCTTTATAACACATACACCACTCTCAAATGGAATTAAGAATCTCTTAGCTATTAATATCTTGAAATCATCATCTGAGCATCCTATCATTCTTTGTATCTTCTTAGGTGAAGCTACAAATCCATCATCATCTGCTCTCATAGAAAGGTCATAATATAATAGCCTTGCTGATTGTGGCATATCTAAAAACATATCTGTATCAATTACTTTTAGACTAAACATTCTTCTTTGTGCCATTTAATCACCCTTTATTTTTCTTTCTTTTGACAATCCATACAAAGTATTTTCTTATGCTTTGAATAACTGAACTTGGCTACTTTTTCTATGACTTCATTTCCACATGATGCACATTTATAATTCTTAGTATTTTGTAATTCTTTTGTAGGTTTTATATCTGATCCATGTTTTAAAGGAAAGGCTTGATTATTAATTGTTAAATTCTTTATTATTAATTCAACTATATTTTTGTTTTCGTCATATTTAATTTCTTCAACTGCAAATTTGTCATTACATTTATAGATTGTTTTCCCATTTACAGTAGTCGAATATATATTGGCATTTGTAACCCAAACAAAAGGCGATGTATAAAGTTCTCTACCAATTCCCCAGTTAAAGCATGCTCTCTTAAAACTATCACTAGCTTGACCCTTTTCCTTTTCAGTAAAGCTTTCAGTTCCTACATCTTGCTTAGATACCCAAACATCCGTCTCTTTATCATGTATTGAAACTGTACAATACAATCTATCATTTATAATTTGATGCTGTCTTTGCCAACCAAAAGGTCCAACTGTTTCATCTAAAATGTTCATATCACACCTTGCATCCTTATAAAGTAGTAATGACAATCCATTTTGTTTAACCATTGCAATTCTTACATCAATTTCATTTGCTTTTAAAGTTCTAAATTGTAATTCCATTTATTTAACCTCCAATATTTCTAATAATTCAGAATAATATTTCATATTTCTTTTAACTTTCACCATCTCATCACTTAAATATTTATTTGCATCAGATGAAATTGGCTTCTCAAGACATTTCTGTAAATCTTCTAATTTATTATTCTGATAATCTAATTTCTTTTTTGTTTCAAGAATCAAATTCAAATCAATTTTCTCCTTACAAATTATTTTTCTATGTCTGATAATACACAATCCCAAGTTTCACATGAATCTAAAATCATACTGTGAAGCTCACTATAATTGTTTTCTAGATTCTCAGCTAAGTCTGGATTTTTAACAGATAATGCATGTACTACATCTTCTACTATGCTACTAACTATTGCTGATTTTTCTTTAAATCTTTTAAGGCTTACCATTGCATACCTCCATTTTCGTGATATAATGGAATTGTAAATTTTTGCATGGCTACTTCGGATACTTTGGTCGGGTCCTTGGTAGCTTCTTTTAATTCACCTAGTTTCCATCTGATACTAGATACACCTCTACCCAGTTCTTCTGCTATCTTATTATGTGTATAACCTTTAGATAACATATCAAGTAACATTTCAATTTCTATAGGCTTCCATTGTAATCTAACTTGCTTTGGTTTAAGTTTTAGCACATTTATAGCATGCATTCTTACAGATGTTCTGCTTCTACCTAGTAAATTTGCAATTTCTTCATTTGTCTTTCTATCATTCCAATATTTAATTAATAATGCTTCTTGATATTTAGTCCATTTTTTAGAGTTGTTCTTAGGAATATTTTTATAGTCTTTCATTCTAGTTTCTTTTACCCAACTTGGTTCTTTGCCTAGAGAATTTTCCTTGAATTTTCTAAAATCTATAATTTCCTTATTCAATAAAGCAAACTTCCAAAAATCTTCTATATTTATTCTCCAGTAGCTTGCTTTATCTCCTATAACTCTTTTACAAGCTTTTAATCCTTTATTTTTTATCCATGCAGCTACCGTTTTTCTATCAGCTCCTATTGCTTCAGCAAGTTGTGCTGCTGTTAATTGTTCATTAGTTTCTAAAAGTATTAACCCTAACCTATGAGCTTTTCCTTGAACAGCAATTTTACTTCTATTTAATTTTTCAGAAATACTTTGCAAAGAAATTCTTCCGAAGTTATTCATTAAAAACTCAAGATCTTCTTCTGTCCATCTTTTATATTGAGATAAATTATATTTCCTAACATAATAGCTTACTGTAGATACTGGAATATTTAACATTTCAGAAATTTTAGATTCACTAATCTTTTTCTTAATATACAAATCTTCTAATAACTCAATATTCATTTTTCGTTTCACCCCTTAATTTATCTATTTCCTCTTGTAGAATATCTCCAAATTTCCTCCCTTCTTTATCTCCTTTTTGAATAACTCTATTAGTTATTTCTTTTGCTTTTTCTCTATCATCTGCAATAGTATTTATTGCTAAGATATTCCCCATTACTACCTCCTTATATCAAATGCCTTCTTAATAACTTTGCTGTAAAATGTATAATAGTCATATCCCTCACCTACTATTAAGAAATCTTTTGGATCATATCCTTGGTCACTTAAGAATCTTTTGTGTCTGTTATTTAACTTTCTTGGATTATTCATAACCATAAAATCCTTTTTACTATTCTCTTTACAATAGATACCTTATGTCTCTTCTTAGAAAGCAAGTTTACATACAAATTTACATCTTCCATGTTAATCCTCCTTATAAGATATTCTTCATATTTGTTAGGCAGCTAGGACAAATCTTAGATTTTGATTTTGGTATATCAACTAAATCATTAGTTTCTTTACAGAGAACACATTCAAAATTGTGCTTTCTTAAAATTATGTCATCTCCTTCTACATAAATTTCTAATGCATCCTTTTCAGCAATATTTAAGTTCCTTCTTAGTTCCATTGGTATTACTACCCTTCCTAACTCGTCCATTTTTCTTACAATTCCTGTTGATTTCATTTTTACATTCCTCCTAATATTTTTTATTTCCCCTAACATATGGTAAAATTATGTTGAAGGGGGTGTTTTTATGGTCTATATTATTTCATATGATTTAAACAAGCCTAACCAGAAATATAACCAATTACGTGAATTAATTAAAAATTTATCTAACACTAACTATGTTCACGTTCTTGAATCTACCTATATTATTAAATCTCCTAAATCCGCTAAAGAAATCTATGAATACTTAGCTTCAGCTTTAGATAATAATGATGGATTATTTATTTCTGAAATTACTCAAAATCATTATGGTCAATTAAAATCTGAAGATTGGCCAACTGTTAGAAGCTTATTTTAATAAGGGCACTCAACATACTCAGCAGATTCACTGCTAAAATTTTGAACGCTGATATCAATAACAATTTCTTTAGACTGCGCTTGAACTGGTACTTCTTGAGCAGTTCCTACTGGAATACCTATTTCATCTCTAACTAATCTTATTTGACTATCTGTAATAACTACTGCGCAATGTGGATCATAATTCTTTTTTAAATAATCTACTACTGGTTTACATACTTCCTCTAAATTTTTAATTTCATTAACCTTTTCATTTACAATCAATTTATAAAGCGGTACATCTAATACTTTTGCTATTCTTTCTAAAATTTCAATATTTGGTTTCCTTTTATTATTTTCATAATTCCATAAGCCATTTTTTGAAAGTCCACATTTATTAGCAAGTTCTTCTTGGGTAAGTCCTTTTAATTTTCTAAGTTCTTTAATTTTTTCACCAATACTCATTTTTACATTCCTCCTTACAATTCTGTTATTATGTTAAGATAAAAGATTTAATATAAAGTCTCTTCCTGTACCTGTCCACTTCCTGTCATAGATAATAGTTCCATTATCTAATGGTGTTTGCTTTATACTTACATATCCACACTCTGCATACTTAGAATAAAGTAACCATGTCTTATTTTGCTTATACTGTACTTTCTTTTCTGCTAATAGATTATTTAATTGTGTAGCACTTCTTAATCCTGATTCTTTAGCAATTTCGCTTGTTGTATAAAGTTTAGTTTGATGAATTAATTTATTTCTTTGTTTCTCTGCTTCAATTCTCACTGCTCTTTCTTCTTTTAATTTTTGTTGCTGCTGCTATAAGCAAATCTGGATTATCTAGTAATTCATCTGTTGCATACATTCCATGTTTTCTTATACTAGGTAATATGTCTGATGTTACCCACTTTTTAAACTTCTTTGCTGTTGGTAATTTACTTGAAAGTATTAAACTATAAAGTCCACTTTCATTGATAATTGTCATTTGTTGAATTCCTCCAAGGGTATCGCATTTTGCTACCCCCTTATCTTCATTATCAACATGTTTATTCAATGCATCAGATATATTTTTATATCCCAAAATACCTGCTACATCCTTTCCAATAAACCAAGGTTCATTATTAAGTTCCAATGTCCTCATTTCTCCAAACTGTTCATTTTTGAAAATTTGTAATTCTTCCATTTAAGTCCTCCTTTAATTTATTTTTCAATTTACTCTTAAGCTGAAAAATACTGAATGTAATTGCTTTTAAGTTTTAGATGTGCTTGTCTTTAAAATTGTTATGTTACCTATCTTATAAAAGGCATTTTAGCCTGTTATCTTATTGTTCATTTATCATGTCTTTTTCTTTGATTTGTCTAACCACTTCTTTCATAGTTTCTTCTCCAAAATTCTCAATTAAATCTTCTGCAATTCCTCTATGAAATTCCCTAATAGTTTCTTTATCTGGTCCAATATCAATCACAAATTCATAATTAATCATATTTTATCTCCGAAAAATAATTATTATATATTGTATGCTTGTCCTATTTTTTTTGTTACTAGAAGAATACTTCTGGAACAGTACTACCTAATGCTTTTGAAATTCTTATCATTACATCTTTTGTAGGATTTGTTTTTCCATCTTCATCATTTTCTAGTGTAGATAAGTAGCCGACAGCTACTTTGCTTTCTTTTGCTAAATTTCTTATTGTCATGTTTAAGCTTTTTCTTATAAGTTTTATTTTATTCATTTTTTCTCCTTTCTTTGTTTTATTGTTCGCTACAACTGAATAATATCATATTCGTTATCGTCGAACAAATGCTGTATGTATTCGTTTTAGACGAACTAACCAAACTGTTGTTCGATTGCTACGAATTACTTTATTTTCCTTATTTTTTCGTTGACATTGAACTTTTGTAATGATATTATTGTTCTATGACAAAGAACTTTTTAAGGAGAATGTATAAATGTTAGGCGATAATATAAGAAATATAAGAAAAGAAAAGAATTTAAGTATTAATAAATTATCTAAAATTACAGGAATTTCATTAGGCTATTTAAGTGATCTAGAAAATAATAAAGCTAAAAATCCTAGTTTTGATAAACTAAAAATAATTGCTGATGCATTAGGAGTGCAACCTGAGTTATTTTTTAAAAATGATATTGACATGGAAAGTGATTTGATAAAAGAAGAATCTGAAAATTATAATACATATCAATTTGAAACAGCAGAAGCTGCTATGCAATTTATATTAAAACAACCTGCGATAATGGGCTTTGGAGGATTTGATACAAATAAAATGAATAATGAAGAAATCATCGATTTTGCAAATGAACTTTTAAATCAACTAAAACTATTGGGATATAAATATAAAAAGTAGGTGGTTTTATGTATACTTGGATTGATAATATAGTTTTAGGTTTATTTGATTCCTATAATACATATGATGTCTATGAGTTATACGATAATTTAAATATTAAAATACGAAATTTATCTCCAGACAACATTCTTTTACGAGGTAATGATAGTCTTTATTTTAGAGATTATTTAAATACAGAAATAGTTTTTATTCGTAATGATTTAATATTAGAATCTAGAAAATTTATATTATTGCATGAATTAGCACATGCTTTATTACATACTCATATCTTTGAAACTAGATGTAGCAGGAATTGTATAAATAAAGGCAAACTTGAAAGACAAGCTAATTATTTTGCATTTAAGATGTTAAATATAAATTTTGATGAATTTGATTTAGTAGGTATGTCTTTAGAACAAATAGCAACTTATATTGGAGTCCCTTATGCTCCACTAGCACAAATTATTAATTTATAAAGAAGGTGTTTTTATGAAAATAGCAATATATACTCGTAAAAGTAGATTTACTGGGAAAGGTGAATCTATTGAAAATCAAATAATTAAATGCAAGAAATTTATAGAATTTAAATTTAATATAAATTCAGATAATATTGAACTATTTATTGATGAAGGATTTTCTGGAAAAAATGAAAATAGACCCGAATATCAAAATATGATATCAAAAATTAAAAATAAAGAGATAGATAGTATAGTAATTTATCAACTTAATAGGCTTGGTAGAAATGCTCGTGATATCCATAATACAATGCAATTATGTGAAGATTTAGGAGCAGTTATTTATAGTGCTACTGAAGGATTTGATAGTTCAACTAGTTTTGGTAGAGCTGTTATAGGTATACTTGCATCGTTAGCACAACTTGAACGTGAGCAATTAGCAGAAAGAGTTAAAGATAATATGTATACTCTTGCTAAAATGGGAAGATGGTTAGGTGGTCAAAATCCTTTAGGATTTGATGGAACTAGAGAATATTATATTGATGAGAATGGTAAAGAACGTTCTATTACAAAATTAAAAGAAAATAATGATGAGTTGAAAAGTATTAAATCTATATACAAAAAATATCTTGAAAAAAAATCCTTATCTCAAGTTACCAAATGGTCTTTAGTTAATAATTTAAAAGGTAAAAACAATGGAGATTTCCATTCATCTACTATAAATGCTATTCTTCAAAATCCTGTTTACGTGAAATCTTCAAATGAGGTATTAAATTATCTAATTAAAGAAGGATATGAAGTATGTGGTGAGCCTAATGGAAATGGCATATTGCGTTTTGGAAAAGATGACAATAAAATAGCAGCTATTGCTAAGCATAAAGGAATTATAAATGCTGATGATTGGATTAAAGTACAAGAAATATTAAAAGAAAATACAGAAAAAGCTCCACGTATGGGAAAAACTAATACAGCACTCCTTACTGGAATATTAAAATGTGAATGTGGTTCTCCTATGAGAGTAGCATATGGTAGATTAAATAAAGATGGTGTGAAACCTTATTATTATGTCTGTACTATGAAAAGTAAATCTGGTGGAACTCGTTGTAAAGGTAAAAATATAAATGGATCTATTATTGAAGAAAAATTAATAAAACATATAAAAAATTATAATAAGAATATCTTAATAGAAGAATTGATAAACTCTTTTAACAAAAGTAAGGAAATAGAAGTCAAATTAACAACTGAAACAATTGATAATGAAATCAATAAATCCAATAAGTCAATTAAACAATTATTAAACAACTTAAAATTATCTATAGATAAAGAAGTAACTGAAATTATTTTAGATGAAATAGCAACTGAGAAAAACAAAATTAACGGTCTTAAAAATCAAAAGGAAGATATTTTGAAAAATCAATGCGAAGTTTCTATAAATCAAAGTTCTATACTTAATATTATTAATGCTTTAGATGAATTCGATAAAACTTTTGATTCATTAACACATGAACAAAAACAGTCAAAATTGAAGACTTTAATAAAAAGCATAACTTACAAAGAAGATGGAAAAGTTCATTTATCTTTTAATCTAAAAAAAAACTAA